ATGGACAAGTGTACGACACACTCGTTGCGTCACGGTTGATATGGCCTAACATGAAAGAGAAAGACTTACTTAAACGTACTGTTGATAGTAATTTAATTGGTTCGCACTCTCTTAAAGCTTGGGGTCAACGCTTAAAGTTTAACAAAGGTGATTACGGAGAGCATGACGGTGCGTGGGATCGTTACACGCCAGAGATGCTTGAGTATTGCGTACAAGACGTAGCGTTGAACGTCAAGTTGTATGAGTTGATAAAGCAGAAGAACTACCCTGAAGAACCAATGCAGCTAGAGCATGAGATGAACCGACTTCTCATCAAGCAGCAACAGACAGGGTTTCCCTTTGATGTCGATAAGGCACAGCAGCTTTACACGAAACTATCAGCACGTAAGCAAGAGATAGAGACAGAGTTGGTTGATAACCTACCTCCAACTGTAGTTGAGTTGAAAACGAAAACGAAAGTTATTCCGTTCAACCCTGCATCGAGACAACAGATAGCAGATAGACTACAGAAGAAGGGTTGGAAGCCCACTGAGTTTACTCCGTCAGGTGAACCAAAAGTTGACGAAAAAATTCTGGCAGGAATTGAAATGCCCGAGGCTCGTCTACTGACAGAGTATTTAATGCTAAATAAAAGGTTAGGGCAATTAGGAAATGGTAAACAAGCTTGGCTCAAGTTGGAAAAAGAAGGACGCATCCATGGCAGAGTCAATCATATGGGGGCTGTCACTTCTCGCTGTACTCACAGTGATCCAAACATCGCTCAGGTTCCCTCCATCGGAGCAGCATATGGGAAGGAGTGTCGAGCGTTATTTCATGCGCCAGAAGGCTTCTCGCTTCTCGGTGCAGACGCAAGTGGTCTTGAACTCAGGTGTCTCGCTCACTATATGAACCGATACGATGGTGGTAGGTACGGTAAAGAGATACTTGAAGGTGATATACACACCGCCAATCAAGAAGCGGCTGGACTTGCTACACGGCCTCAAGCTAAGACTTTTATCTACGGCTTTTTGTACGGTGCAGGTAACGAGAAGATAGGACAGATCATTGGTAAAGGTGCGAAGGAGGGAGGCCAGATTAAGAAACGCTTTCTCGCTAAGACTCCTGCGTTAAAGAAACTAACAGAAGCTCTAAACAATAGATTAGAACAACAGCAGGGTGATAAGTTTATTAATGGTTTAGATGGTAGGCTTATACCTATCCGTCACCCCCATGCAGCGTTGAACACGTTACTTCAATCAGCAGGTGCTATCATTTGTAAGAAGTGGTACGCAACTGTAGAAAATATGATAAGAAGTAAAGGCTACACTAACGAAGAAGTATCGGTGGTGGCGTTTGTTCACGATGAAGTTCAAATCTTAGTTAAGAAAGGGCTTGAGGATGAGATAGGTGGAATCACTAAAGCGGCCATTAAAGAAACAGAGCGAGCATTCAATTTTAAATGTCCTCTCGACTCAGAATACCAAGTCGGAAGTAGTTGGGCGGACACTCACTAGCACAACACGTATGGGGGATATAGCAGAACACTACGCAATCACATGGTTATGGGACGAAGGTTTTGAAGTCTTTAGTAACAGTGGTGGATCAGGTGCTGTTGATATTGTGGCCATCAAAGATGATGAGATTTACTTATTTGATGTCAAGACTCTTACATACTGTGCAGACAGAGATGATTATGAAATTAAGACAGGACGTTCTGCACTACAAAAACGAATGGGTGTGCAGCTTCTCAGTTTCAATCCCAAGACACGTAAGCTACGCCTCATAAAACATAGGAGTGACTAATGGAATACAACATACTTAATATTATTCTTGTCGTCAGTTTTGCTTTTGTAAGTATAGCTCTGGGCATCAGATGGATAGGCCAAGCTATGATTGAATATAGGTTAGCGAAGTTAGGCCTGATGATGGAACGTATGGACGATAAAGAGTTTAAAAAAATGATGGGAGATGATGATGATAGATAGAACACTGTTAGTTGATGGAGACATCGTTGCATACAAGGCAGCTACTATCGCTGAGACTCCTATTGATTGGGGTGACGGATTGTGGACGCTACACGCCCATGAGAAAGATGTCATTGGTGCAATGGAAGAGTTCATGTCTAAGATCATTGAACAGTCAGGCTGTACTAAAGTTATAACCTGCTTATCAGGTGACAAGCTGTACCGTAAAGATGTAGCCCCGTACTACAAGAAGAACAGGGCTGGTACACGCAAACCTATGCTTCTCAATTTTGCTAAAAAATATTTGACGGAAAAGTACAACGGTCGTTTTGAGGATAAGCTAGAAGCAGATGACCTTCTTGGAATTCTAGGAAGCGGTGATGCAACTACGGTTATCTGGTCTGCTGATAAAGACTTGCTCACTATCCCAGCTTATCATTTACTTGACGGTAAAGTTGTTGAGGTGCTTGAGGACGAAGCTGACTATCACTTCCTATCACAAACACTAATAGGTGACTCAGTTGATAACTACAAAGGTTGTCCTACTGTAGGTAAAGTAAAAGCTGATCGTATCTTAGAACAGCATGGAGCAACATGGGAAACTGTTGTTAAGGCTTTTGAAAAGCATGGGCTAAGTGAAGAGGTAGCTATCGAGAACGCAAGGCTCGCACGTATCCTGCGTAACGGAGAGTACAACTTCGAGACAAAGGAGGTGAAGTTATGGGCAGCGTAGATTTAGTAAACGAACCGCCTCACTATAACAAGGGTGAGATAGAAACCATTGATTACATCGTAGATGTGTTAGGTGACTATGAGGCTATCTCATACTGTCACGGCAATGTGATTAAATACACAGGCTCTAGGTTGTGGGAAAAGGGTAAGCCTATTGAGGATGCCCGCAAAGCAATTTGGTATCTAAACAAAATGATTGAATTAATGGAAAAGACGAAAGGGGTTAACTGGTAATGGAAATGAATTATGATTACCTTAACGGAATGTTTGAAGGCTTTGACTACTATCAAAGTAAGTGTAACTTAACTGCTGTCTTCCCCGAAGACCAAGCACTAGAGTATCTTGCTTTAGGCCTTTGCTCTGAGGCAGGTGAGGTAGCAGGTAAATTAAAAAAGAAAATAAGAGATGGTGAACCAGCTAACTTCAAAGAGGACATGGCAGGAGAGATAGGTGATGTGTTCTGGTACTTAGCAGTCTTAGCTGACAGGCTTGGTATAAACTTAAGTGATGTGGCCTTTAACAATCTTGATAAACTTATGTCTCGTCAATCAAGAGGAACACTACAAGGGTCTGGTGATAAACGATGATGGATTCATATCAACAATACATACACAAGTCACGGTACGCTCGTTGGCGTGAAGACGATAACAGACGAGAGACTTGGGCAGAAACCGTAAGACGTTACACAGACTTCTGGGTTGCTAGAGGTCAAATAGATTATGACACAAGCGAGATGTTATACAAGACCATCTACAATCAAGATGTCATGCCCTCCATGCGCTGTTTGATGACAGCAGGTAAGGCACTAGACAGAGATAACATGGCTGGCTTTAACTGTTCGTATGTAGCAGTAGATAATATTAGAGTGTTCGATGAGATACTCTATGTCCTGATGTGTGGTACAGGTGTAGGCTTCTCGGTAGAGCGACAATCAGTAAACAAATTACCAGAGGTGGCAGAAGAGTTCCATGAAACAGATACTACAATCGTTGTACAAGACTCTAAGATTGGCTGGGCTAAAGCTTTTCGTGAGTTGGTTAGCCTTTTGTATTCGGGTCAGATACCTTCGTGGGATATTAGCCGCCTTCGTCAAAAGGGTGAAAGGCTTAAGACTTTCGGAGGACGTAGCAGTGGAGCTGATCCTCTTGTTGCTCTGTTCCATTTCACTGTTGCCACTTTTAAAGCTGCTGCTGGACGGAAGCTTACGAGTTTAGAATGCCATGATATTGTATGTAAGGTTGCAGAGATTGTTGTCGTTGGTGGTGTCCGTAGGAGTGCGCTTATTAGTTTGTCTAACCTTAGCGATGATCGGATGCGTCATGCTAAGTCTGGTAATTGGTGGGAGACTGATACACAACGTGCGCTTGCTAATAACAGTGCTGTCTACACAGACAAGCCAGACTTTGAAACCTACTTGGAAGAATGGACTGCTC